GATTTCTTAGAGTTTGTCATTGATTGGGTGTCGCCCGCTGACAGGCGGCGACTATTCATCCAGGATAACCACATCACTATGGCGTAACTGTGTAGTCTGTAGGGCATTTATCGAAGAGACTTGTCTATGACAAGTCCAGTCAAATTTAGCACACTCGATCTGAAGTGATCGTTCGTGTTTTGGCTACTTTAATATCCTGAACCCCTTCACATATTTCGAACACTCTACTTCCAAAGTGGATGACCCGAGGGTCCCACATTGGGAGCAAAGTTGAGAGCTTCATCCCAACTAATTTTAGAGTGAGTCGATTTCTTAGCCATCGGTGATTCCTGGCTCTTCTGGCCTACTTGGAGTAGGCTAGGTTTGAAATCTGTCAATAAGACAACCGAGGTAATTGGAGAACACTTCGAGTTGTCAGCAATCAGTTTACGGCATTTCTTTACTGAGAGAACCTGGGTTGAGTACTCAGTTTTATCAGTTCGAGTTGAACCGAAAAGAAATGGCGCCACTACGTCACTATTGTAGTACTGTTCATGTTCTTCCAATGGACCAAGTCCAATGAAAGTTCGAACATGTACAAAGTGACCTGATCGCGTAGGATAGATTTCAGAAGAAAGTTTTTTTGACAAATCAACAAAACGGAAAACCGGTAGTTGTGTCTTAAGCCGTGAAGGCTGAATGTTATGACTCTCTTTCAGTGTCTGGTAACGAGACATGAGAATTCCTGCAAGCTTCCTCTGAGAGAGAGTGAAGCTACCGATGTTAGATAGTTCCTTAGGTGGGTTAAACCCCCAAACCAAGAAACTCAGGACGTGCGAACAAAGAATAGAAAGATTTAACCTTTCCATCTTGGCTGGCACCTGTTATCTTTTTAATAACATCAATATGATAATGCAGAAATCTCTTATGAGCTCGGAGTGGATCAAAAGCGGTATGGACCACTGTATTATATTGATCGCTCAATGGTGTTGAGGCAACGTCCTTGGGACGGCCTAGGCTGACGCGGGTAGTCGTGGATTTCTTCAATTTGGAAGAACCCATCATAAGACCTACACTTGTATAGTTAACTTTCTGAAAGGTGTAACGGGTATTCATGTTCTCCACAGTGGGAATACGTGAAACGCGGAAACACTCAGAATTAACTGTTAAGTAATGTGGAGAAAAGTAATTCTTTCCCACAGACAGCTTAAATCCTGCAACATTAATGTTCTCTATCCAACGGGAATAAAGAGAACGCGTTGCTCTGAAAAGGATATCATC